TAAATTTACATTAGAACAATTACAAGATGTAAGGAATAGGGTCCGTACTAGTCTTAGTCAATTTGAGACAAATGAAAGTTTCGATGCAATTTACGGAGATAAAAATTATCAAAAAAACCGTTTATTCCTTGATGTATTAAATACTGCTATTTCGGAGAGAGAAGATATAGATGAAGCCGGTAAGCCTGACTTCCTAGATTTAGACGGAGACGGTGATAAAAAAGAACCTATGAAAAAAGCAACAGCTGATAAAAAAGACAGTAAAAATGCAGAACCAAAGAAAGGTTTATCAGCCAAACAAAAAAAACTGCCTCCAGGATTGCAAAAGGCAATTGCTAAAAAGAATGAATCATTCGTCAAAGAAGGCGAAGAAGACAAAGCTGAGTTAGTGATGGCTGCAAAAGACATGGTGGATCGAATTACTAGCTGGATGGAAGATACAGCAGATATGCAATCTGAATCTATGCTTGAATTAGGTGATGCTATTAGAGATGAATTAGGACAAGCAGAATCAGAAAGCTATATAGCAAGTGTAAAACCAGCCTTAGAAGAACTTTACCAAACTTTGGAAGGCACCCGCTCTGCACTAACCCAAGGCGTAGGCATGTTGACCGGCGAACAAATGCCAGAACCAATGGGTGCTGAGGATCCAGCAATGCCAACTGATGATGATGCAGCAGAACCACCTATGGGTGACGAAGAAATGGAGCCCACTGTTGGAGATGACTTTGAAGCCGCAATGCCAGCTGCTGGAGGCGACGAGTCTGCAGGAAGAACAAAGAGAGAATCATTAGAACTGTCCCGCAAGCTAGGACAAATACTAAGTTCAAAAAAAAAATAATATCAGAAGATTATAGTTCAAAATTAGTACCCGTACTACGAACTATAATCTCTAATGCTGATGAAAAGAATGTTGGTGTATATCTGCATTTTGACAATCCTTCCCGAGAAAATATTAAACCAGGTGTGAAAAACATAAACATTAACAAGTTAATGCAAAATGTCGGAGCTGAGCAGTTTGACTATGGTACATTCAAAGCGAGTTACGATACAGATCCGAGGGTCAAAACTATGACACACAATTTCAATAATAAAGGCATTGAATTGAAAACTAAGAAAAATGTTGAAATGGATAAATCAGATATTGATCCTGCCAAAGGTTCTGTATCAAAAATGGCAAAATCAGCAACTGACCTAGGAGATAAACTATAATGAAATTTACAGAACAACATCGTTCAACAGAAGAAATAATAGAAAATATAAAAGAAATTTTGGAATCCTATGTACAACCTGCTGTAGAACAACATGGTGGTCAAGTAAATTATATCAATTTTGTAGAAGGTACCTTAACCTTACAACTAAGCGGTGCATGTTCGGGTTGTGCAGGATCAATGCAAACTTTGCAACATGGAATAGAAGGTATGATGAAACATCATGTACCAGAAGTAGTGCACATAGAAGCAGAGCATGATCAAAACTCCACAGTAGATCCTTTTTATCAATATGACGATTTCTATAATTACACAGATTACGAAAATTACTAATGTCAAGTCTAATAACACAAAAATTTAAATATCAATCTATCAAACGTATTGATAAAGCTGGTAAAAGATTGTATGAAACACCTCAAGGGCATGCTGTACCGAGTGTAACAACAATATTGAATGCAACAAAAGACAAAACGGCTCTTATTGAATGGCGTAAACGTGTAGGACCGAAACTTGCAACAGAAATTACAACCGAAGCCGCAGGTGTTGGTACAAGGATGCACAAGTATCTAGAAGATTATATACAGTCTGGTGTTTGGTCAAAAGCTGGTTCAAATCCATATGCAGCACAGGCACATAAAATGGCTACAATTATAAAAGAAAAAGCCATGGTTGACCTTGACGAAATATGGGGATCAGAAATAAATCTCTGGATGCCACAGATGTATGCAGGCACTAGTGATTTAATTGCAGTGTACAAAGGGCAGCCGGCTATTTGCGATTTCAAACAAACCAACAAGCCTAAAAAGGAAGAGTGGGTTGATGATTATTATCTACAACTTACTGCCTATGCGGAAGCACATAATGCAATTTATGATACGAATATCTGTGAAGGACATATCTTTATGTGCAGTAGAAATTTAGAGTATCAACAATTTGATATTTCCCCTGAAGATTATAAAAAATGGAAACATGAATGGTATGAAAGAGTATATAGTTACTACGAAGCAGTGGCTGCATAAATACTAGAACAACAGCAGGAGAATTACGTGGCTATTATTCAAATAAGTCGCATACAGGTTAGACGAGGACAAAAAAATCAAGGATCAGGCTTACCACAACTTGCAAGTGGGGAACTAGGATGGGCTATTGATGCTAGAGAATTATATATTGGAAATGGTAGTGTATCCGAAGGATCACCAGCAGTAGGAAACACCAAACTGCTTACAGAACATGATAACATCTTTAATCTTGATAACACTTATACTTACAAATCTGGATCTGCAATCCAAACTGGCACAGCAACATCGAGTCCTATCACAAGAACACTTCAAGCAAGACTAGATGACACTGTGAGTGTTAAATCTTTTGGAATGACTGGAGATGCTTCACAAGATGTGTCTGTAGCTTTGCAACGTGCAATTGATCAGCTTTATCTCAACACAGGTAACACTGGCGAAAAAAGCAGGGTAACACTTTTATTTGAACCAGGCATATACGTAGTTAGTAATCCTATATACCTGCCACCCTTTGCTTCCTTGAAAGGTTATGGTGCCGAAAAGACTGTAATTCGGCAGACAGGAAATCACACCTTATTCCACACTGTGAGTGGATCAGCTCCTACAGTCACTAGTGGCACTGTTAATACTACTGCAAGCAGCACAACTATCACAACCACTGATACTTCTACTTTTGCAGTTGGTGCTGCAATTACTGGTGCTGGAATCCCCGTAAACACCATAGTAAACACAATAGGAAATACAGGTCCAAACTATAGTATTGTGTTATCGAACGCAGCTACTGCAACCGCAAGTAATGTTTCAGTGTCTATATCACATTACACTATCCATTCTAGCGACACTGCTAACACACAAGCTCGAAATATTTCTATCGCTGACATGACTTTAAACGTCACAGGTACAGGAATTGGATTAGATTTACAAAATTGTAAAACTAGCATATTTAAAGATCTAGCAATAGTTGGTCCGTGGGTAACGGGAGCAAGTATACCAACTACCTATAATAGCAATATAGGTTGTAGATTAAGTAGCTTGAGCAGTGCAGTATCAAGTGACACAAACAAATTTATAAGATGTACGTTTGGAAACTGGGCATATGGTATGTTTAGTGGTTATGATATAAAACAAAATTCAATCATAGATAGTGAATTCACAGAAAACGGGCATGCAGTGAGTTTTGGTGTAAATATGACACTAGGCGCTAACGGACAACAAATTGGGCCACAACACACACGGATTCAGAACACAAAATTCACAAATATAGCAAGATATGGAATTTGGGTAGAAAAAGGCCAAGACAATATAAGTGAAAATAATGAATTTAATAGTGTGGGCAATGACGGCGGCACTGAGGCACAACCAACCTACCCAGTAATTAATTTTGTACAAGATACAAACAGAAGTATCAATGACTTTTTTAGTAGAACAGAAAATTTAAGTTACAACAAACATAATCTTACAGCTAATGGTACTACCATAATGACCCAGATAGCGTACAAGCCAGAAATATCAGGGATATTTGCAGCTGAATTTGGACAGTTACACAATGTAAATTTATTCAATGCAGGTAGCCCCGGGTTAGCTATTTTCCGATTACCATATGCTGGAAGACAATCATACCTAATTGAGTACCAGGTAATTAACACAAACACATCAATTATCAAAAGAGGTGTGTTAACTATATGTGTCGAAGTTGACAGCACTCCATCAATAAGTGTATCTGACGAATATTCCTACACAGGTGACACTGGCAATGAAGATGCAATATCTTTTGCAGCTTCCATACATGATTATAACAGCGATGCGACAAATGATACTATTGTAGTTAACGGAATAAATACCTTATCTACTACCAGTAAAATGCAATTTCGGATACAAACTATTAAATCTAGCTGATGTTCGAAAAAAATACGTTTGAAGATAGGACTATCGCATGGATTCAGTTCAGACAAAGTCTAGAAAATAGCTCGGAACCTATCAATGATTTGTGTAGATATTACAATCGTGCCAATCTTCACAGCATTACTTGCAACCCTTGGGATAGAAAAGATTGGCCAACTGCTTGGGAATTAGTATCTCTAAATCGATACTGCTGTTTTACTATTATGTTAGGAATGTGTTATACCTTGTTTTTAACCAATCGGTTCCGACAGCAGGATATTAGGATATTGATAACTAAAGATACCCAAACCCAACAAGCGCAATATTTGATTAGCATTCAAAAAATTTATATCGGATATGATCCAGACCTTACATATATAGATCAAACTAAAATTGGTACAAACCTTATAATACAAAAAGAATTTGCATTTAATCACTAGCAGGATAATAAATGGTCAATAAAATTTCTATAATTAAACGTAATGGAACAAAAGAAGAACTAAACATTGAAAAAATACACAAAGTAGTAGAATTTGCATGTGAAGGACTAGCAGGAGTAAGCAGTAGTTATATAGAAATCAACGCCAATTTACAGTTTTATGACGGAATGACTACAAGAGAAATACAAGAGATTTTAATACGCAGTGCAAATGATTTAATTAGTCTTGATAATCCTAATTATCAATTTGCTGCTGCAAGATTACTATTATATGGAATCTACAAGGAAATATTTGGCGATTACGTAACTGTGCCTTTGCAAGATTTAATTGCACAAAATATCTCTAACGGCGTGTATGATCCAGAGATATTAGAACATTATACGCAAGAAGAATTCATTAAACTAAATTCATATATTTCGCACAAGCGGGATGAAAATTTCACTTATGCTGGGCTTAGGCAAGTAGTAGACAAATATCTTGTGCAAGACCGTAGCACTGGTTCGTTATATGAAACGCCGCAATATATGTACATGATGATAGCAATTTCGTTATTTGCACAATACCCTCCGGCCACCCGTTTACACTACGTTAAAAAATACTATGATGCTATTTCCTTGTTTAAAATAAATATTCCAACTCCAGTAATGGCTGGAGTACGTACACCAGTGCGGCAATTTGCCAGTTGTGTTTTAGTAGACAGTGACGATACTTTGGACAGTATATTTTCTAGTGATATGGCAATTGGTAAGTATATCGCACAAAGAGCAGGCATTGGTATCAACGCAGGGCGTATACGTGGTGTAAACAGTAAAATCAGAGGCGGAGAGGTAGCACACACCGGAATAATACCGTTTTTGAAAAAATTTGAAAGCACAGTGAGGTGCTGTACCCAAAATGGAGTGCGTGGAGGTAGTGCTACTGTACACTTCCCATTATGGCATCAAGAAATAGAAGATATATTAGTCCTTAAAAATAACAAAGGAACGGAGGATAATAGGGTGCGCAAATTAGATTATAGCATCCAAATGAACAAACTAATGTATGAAAGATTGCTAAACAATTCGCACATAACACTGTTTTCCCCGCATGATGTTCCAGATCTCTATGAAGCTTTTTATGCAGATCAAGATAAATTTAAAATTTTATATGAAAAATACGAACGTGCCACTAGTATTAAAAAACAAAAATTGTCAGCTATGGATCTTTTTAGTGCTCTAATTAAGGAACGTGCAGAAACTGGCAGAATATATATTATGAATGTAGATCACAGCAATAGTCACAGTTCGTTCAAGGACACTATCTATATGAGCAATCTGTGTCAGGAAATTACACTGCCTACCAAACCGTTGCAACATATAGATGACGAAAAAGGAGAAATTGCACTGTGTATTCTCAGTGCAGTTAATATAGGACTCATAAAAGATAACAATGAACTAGAGGACCTGTGTGACACAGCAGTACGTGCTTTAGAAGAAATAATTGATTATCAAAAATATCCAGTAGTAGCAGCAGAACAAAGCACAAAAAACAGAAGATCACTAGGTATTGGTTATATTGGTCTTGCACATTATCTTGCGAAAAACAAATTATCTTATAGCGATCCTGAGGCATGGGCAGCGATTAGTAGATTGACTGAAAGTTTTCAATTTTATCTGCTGAAAGCTAGTAATAAGCTTGCAAAAGAAAAAGGAGCGTGTGCATATTATCATCGAACCAAATATGCAGACGGCATCTTGCCTATAGACACATACAAAAAAGATGTGGATACAATTGTAGAACAACCTTTAATCCATGATTGGGAATTATTGCGAGAAGAAATAAAAACATGGGGCCTTAGACACAGCACTTTATCTGCTCAAATGCCTAGCGAAAGTAGTTCTGTGGTTAGCAATGCTACGAATGGTATTGAGCCTCCTCGAGGTTACTTATCGATTAAAAAAAGCAAAAAAGGTCCTTTGAAACAAATAGTGCCACAATACCAAAGTTTAAAGCAGCACTACACATTGCTCTGGGAAATGGATAACAATGAAGGGTATATAAACATTGTTGCTCTGATGCAGAAATATTTTGACCAAGCAATAAGCGGCAATTGGAGCTATAATCCAACTCATTTCGAGAACAATGAAGTGCCAATGAGTGTGATGCTAAAAGATTTACTCACAACATACAAATTAGGATGGAAAACTAGTTATTATCAAAACACATATGATTTCAAGCAAGATCCTAGTGAAATTGCAGAACCGGTTCAAGCACAGGAACCAGCCCATGTAGAAGAGTGCGAATCATGCACCATATAGCAAAAGGAAAAACGAAGATGGCGAAGACGGTATTTAACAGAGACAAGGTAGATTTTACAAAACAACATATGTTTTTTGGTGCAGATCAAAACACGCAAAGGTACGATATATTTAAATTCCCCCAGTTTGATAAACTAAATCAGACCATGCTGGGTTATTTTTGGCGACCAGAAGAAGTTGCACTACAAAAAGACAGATCAGATTATCAAAATTTTCGTCCTGAACAGAAACATATCTTTACTGCTAATCTTAAATACCAAACTCTGTTAGATAGTGTTCAGGGTCGCGGTCCTTGTTTGGCATTCTTGCCGTATGTGAGTTTGCCAGAACTTGAAGGATGTGTGGTAACTTGGGATTTTTTTGAAACTATCCATAGTAGATCTTATACGCATATCATGAAAAATATATATGCAAATCCCAATGAAATATTTGATACTATTTTGGAAGATGATAAAATTATAGAAAGAGCTGTGTCTGTGACAAAACATTACGATGAATTTACCGAAGCAGCCGCTAATTTTACCTATACACAAAAAGGTAGTCTACGTGATGTGAAAAAGAAACTATTTTTAGCTATGATGACAGTGAATATATTAGAGGGATTAAGATTCTATGTATCATTTGCCTGTACTTTTGGATTTGGTGAACTTAAATTAATGGAAGGATCTGCAAAAATCATTTCACTCATAGCTAGAGATGAAGCACAACATTTAGCCTTAAGTACGCATGTATTAAAACTTTGGTTACAAGGAAAGGACGATCCAGAAATGGCACAGGTAGCAAAAGAATGCGAAGAAGAAGTGTATGAACTTTGGAAAGCCTGCGTAAACGAAGAAAAGGCTTGGGCCGACTACCTGTTTAAAGACGGATCGATGATTGGCTTGAATACTACCCTACTTAATCAGTATGTTGAATATATTGCCAATCGACGACTGAAAGCATTAGGATACACTAGTATTTTTACACAACCAGTGAACACAAATCCTTTACCTTGGACTCAACACTGGTTGAGTAGTAGTGGTCTGCAGGTGGCGCCACAAGAAACTGAAGTAGAATCATATATTATTGGTGGAATAAAACAAGACGTAGATTCAGATTCGCTTAAAGGATTTTCTTTATGATAAAGATTTATGGAAAAGTGGGTTGTAGTTCCTGTACAAAAGCAAAAGCATTATGTGCACAAGGAAATATAGATTATGAATATTTAGAATTAGACAAAGATTTTACAAGAGAGGAAATGTTAGAAATGTTTCCTCAAGCTAGAACATTCCCCCAAATTATAGTTGAAGAAAAAGCTATAGGAGGTTACGAAAAACTACAAGAACACTTATTTACAATGAGGTATACGTGCTGATCGAAAAACCAATAGAAAAAAATAAAATTGTATCAATCAAACTAATCACAGGTGACGAATTAGTGGCTAAAATCATAGATGAAACAGCCACTGAAATTACTATAGCAAAACCTTTATCGGTAATTATGTCAGACAAAGGATTAGCTATGTTACCATATATGTTAAGTGTAAGTGCAGATAGTGATTTAAAAATTAGCAAAAGTCATTATATCTGTGTAGCGTCACCCGTAAAAGAAGTAGAAAACCATTATTTACAAGTTACCACAGGCATTACTTTATGACAGTTCATGATCAAATCGTCCAAGCTTATAACAATTATCTGATTGAAGTAAAAACATTTGAAGAAAAGGGAGTAAAGGCAGCCGCAGCAAGAGCAAGGCAGGCATTAAACACTTTAGGAAAATTAACAAAAACAAGAAGAAAAGAAATACAGGAGAAGAAAAATGGTATGTAAAAAATGCCAGCTATAGCAAGAATAGGTGACACGACCACAGGTACATGTCCGCTAGGACATCCTAAATCACCATTTGTAGGCACTGGCACTATTATATCGGGATCAGGCACTACACATGCAGACGGAATAGGTGTTGCTCGAATTGGAGATTCAGTCTTACCAGGTTGTGGCCACATAAGCACTATAGTGTCTGGATCAGGAACATCATTTGCAGATGGATCAGGTATTGCTCGTGTTGGTGATTCTGTTGCTGGTCCTTATGTTGCCACAATAATCACAGGATCCGGAACTAGTTCTGCAGCATAATAAGGATATTTTCTTATGCATAAATACTTGCAGGAGAATAAAAATATGACAATTGATCAATGTAATACTTGTAACCATCCGTGTCACTGCAATAGTCAGTGTACAAGCTGTGAATGTGATACTTGCGTATGTGATAAAGATAAACGTAAAACTATTAAAAGTGAAACTGTAAAACGAGATAACTGGCAATATCATTTTTAAGGAAATAATATGTGTAATAATCCAAATTGTAAATGTAATCCATGCACTTGCAAACCCTGTAAGTGCTAACAATATAACGTTGACGCTGAACAAAAGCTGACTTGGACGCCGGTTCAACTCCGGCCACCTCCACCATACACATTGACACAGTGTAGATGTTGGGGGTGTTAAGGTATTCGACAAGCAGTAAGTAGAACCGCTGAGTTATCCGGAGCAAGCTCGGTTAATGCAAGAACTTTTATAAGTGCAAACGTAAATTTTGTACCTGAAGCTTTTACTTCCTTAGACATGTCTATGGAACGTGAACTAGTCGCTGCTTAATTGTAGCAGGCTTCGCGGTATAGCCCACCGGGCAACAGAACGGGCTATCTTCTAAATCTTATAAATATTATAAGGAAAGAAATATGAGATTACATGAAATCACTAAAAATGATCAAAAATTACAGGAATGGGATCCAACCATTCTAGGTTGGACTTTAGATGCTATAAGAGATCTTACAAGAGGCGCTACTAGTAAAAGTCGAATGGCAGATGTAAAGAAACAAAATGCAGAAATAAAAGCACAGAGAGATAATAAAACAAAAAGACGTAGTAGCGGCAGTGATGATTACGATCATATCATTAACAAGTATAAAGATAGATAATATGCGAATAAATGAAGTAACACAAATAGACGAAGGATGGTTCGAAAAACTTGCCGGTCATGCTATCGGCAAAAAAACCGGCATTGATCCATATCAAATGTATCTGCTAGGTAAAACGGTTAAAGATCGTAAAAATACTAAAAAACTTCAAAAGAATTTTGCTACTGGCAATTTTGATATTCCTAGTGCTCCAAAGAAAAAACCAGTCAAAAAACGACGATATAATCAAGATGTAAATGCTCCAGAACCTTATGATACTCGCGAACCTTTTGTAAGCAATCGTGAGCCATACGACAGCAGAGAACGATAAAAGGAAAAAATATGCTAGTAAATGAAGTTTTGTTAGAAAAGCCTAACAAATATGATTTTGTAAAAGATAAACAGAGTGGCGGACTATTTGGATTGCGTGGAAAAGATCTTACATTTGATTATAAAGGAAAAGAATATAAATTCAAGCTAGTAGTAGATGCGGCAAAAAAGTTTAAAAGTCTGTATAGAGCAGGCAGAGGTGGCAAAAAAAGCAGTCCTATAAGACGTGTAATCAAAACTTTGCAAGCCTTTTTACATAAATCAAAATTAGATCCAGGACCGATTGATGGTTATTATGGAAAAAAGACTGCTACTGCAGTGGTTCAGATACAGAGAGAAGCAGGAGTTGCTGTCGATGGGGATGTAGGACCTAACACAGCCAAAGCTATTGTCTCATATCTAGGCGCTACGATTGAAACTGATCGTATCAAAATGCGAAACATATGGTTTAAAAAGAATACAAAATTTAATACATATGACGATTTCATAAAAGAATTCAAAACAGAATATCTGTCATTGAAGAAGGGAATGACAATTTATTTGAATGATTTTCCAACAACCCAGTTGTCAAGCGAGCCAGAACTAAGAAGTGCTGTTGCGGATGCTCTAGGGAACGCAAAGGCATATGTAGCAATAGCTCAAGACAAAGACAATCTACAATATGATGATGGCGCATGGGAGGATATGATTGGCCTATATAAGAATATGATGCTCCAGAAAAAATTTGTAGATAGGGTATATGTAGAAAGGAATAAATCTCAGCAACAGGCTTTAGATAAATTCACAGATAAAAAATTAGGAAAACCTACCAGCACTGCTACAGGCACAAGAGTGAGTAAAGGCACTGCAATTGATCAAGATAAAGGTTCAATCCCTTCAGTCAAAAAATACATGAAAAAAAGTAAACTAGTTGCACCACCTGCATTAAAACAAAAGCCCAACGTAGTGCTTGATTTACCCGGACCTATACAAACTCTTAAATGATTCAAAAATTATTAATTTCTATCTGTGGCATTATGACAATTGCCACAGTATTTGCCATCTCTTCTAATCATCCAAATCTCAGCGAACTTAGAGATAAAAAATTAGTAGATCTACTGCCTCAAGAAATTTTCACCATTACAGAACCTGAGCTAGATTGCCTAGCGATGAACATATATCATGAAGCACGTAATGATTTAATGGCTGGACAATTTGCAGTCGCAGACGTAGTGTTAAATAGGGTGTTGGACGAACGATTCCCTGACAACATCTGTGATGTCATCCATCAAGGACCAGTAAAAGAACGCTGGAGGACAAAACAAACAGACGACCCAACCGATGCTGAATATGTGCCAATTTTACATCAATGTCAGTTTAGTTGGTATTGTGATGGTATTAATGACGTAACAACTGAAGCAGGTGCTTGGAAACAAGCACAAGCAGTAGCATATATGCTGTTGTCGCGAGACACCATGCGAGGCATCACAGAAGGTGCCACCCACTATCATGCTACGTATGTAAATCCAAAATGGGCTCCAACACTGTATCCAATCGGACAAATAGGTAAACATCGTTTTTACAAATGGTTATAAAAAAATACTTGACAACTTCCTGTAATGAGCATATAATAGAATAAACATCATATGGAGATAGCATGAAGAAATTATTCATTATTGCACTAGCAGCAACAATTAGTGCCTGCAGTGCTAGAAACGCAACCCAAATTGCTACCCAAAAAGACTACGTACAACCAGAGTGGTATCAACAGTGCAAGGATATTGATACTGAAAGTGAATCAATGGCTTTTTGGGATAGTAAACTCTACTATTACAGTTGTGGTAGTGGTGTAAGCGGATATGAATCAGCAGCGCATATAAAGTCACTGCAGATTGCGAAACGTAATATGGCAGATAGATTGATGGGTGAAATCAGTTCAGGTACTAAAATCCGTATCGATGATATTGGCACTCCAAGTAATATGCAGACTGAAACTGAAACTACAATGTTAATTGTCAATAAGATCCATGATACCACACTGCGCCATTACGCACAGACAGAACACTTTGTATACAAAATGGACGGACTATTCCATTCATTTGTAATGATTAAGCTCAACAAAGAAGATGTTGATGCAATGATAGATCTTGCTGTAGCCAAGCAAGCTCAAAAGAATGTAACCATGCCAGAACGACAACTAACCAATTAATAGAGATTTTTTATGAAAAAGTTTATTACTGTAGCAGCAATTTTCCTTACATCAACATTGGCCATTGCAGGTGAAAATGAAAAAGATTTGGATTTACTGCAACCTGAATGTCAAGAATGGTGGACACAAAATTGTACAACAATGACAAAGGCCACATATGATCGTATGCAGAAAAATGCTGACGATGCTTTTGCGGAATTAGATCGAGAAATTGTTAAAATGGAAGCCAGAGAACAAGCGATTCAACAATCAAATGATGCAAAAACTTTTCTTAATCTACATTTTGGTAAGGAAGCAGAGTTTGAACATTATCAATCTCAGCATGACAAAGAACACAAGTTGATGTTACAATTAATGATGAATATGAATGAAAAATTAGGAAAACTTACTAATAATTAAAATCATGTTTAAAAGATTTCTAGTTTCTTGTAGTCTTTTTATT